GTCGATCAACGTGTTACGTGTGTTCCGATCAAGGATACTTTTTCCACAGCGGTATTTCTAAACTGGCCCGCCAACCTTATGTGTTGGATTGTTTTGCCTTGATGCTATGTTCTAGCAATGCCTGTCGTAATTTGTCTGAACCGCCAACTCTAACATTAATAATACCGTTGTAATAATCATCTCTCTCTAATACACGGCGGTCAAATTGCTCTCGTGCCTCAATGTAGGACATTTCACCCCTGCCTTTGCAAAGATATAGAATTTCTCTTGTAAAGTTTTTTGGACCTAGTGCTTTTACATCAGCATTAAGACGATCTGATGAACCCCAATAGTCCTTCCAATCGCTTTCCTTAGTGCCTCTGCGTTTGTTCTTTTTGCCTTTGAGAGGTGGCTTAGTAGTTTTAAATTTGGCTAGTTTTTTACCTATGTACTTTTGACCTGTAGTGATATTTGTGATAAGATAAACAAATCCTTCATATTCTTCTGGTATTTCGTTTATTGTTTTGCCTTGATAAGTCCATTGCATATGGATACTTACCGGTGCCTATTCAGTGTCTTGGTCTTTTTTGGTTTTGTGCTTTTCGTGTATTTCTATAGAGCGCAATCTTGCCAGTCTACGTATCTCACGTAGCCATCTACGAGCGGCTGCATGTGTACGCACACTGTTTCTTGCTTCAAACTTTTCATTTTGTTTGAAGTACTCCATGTATGCCTTAGTTAATTGATCATGTATGTCGTCTTTGATATCACTCATCGTCTCGTTCTAATGAATTGGGTTTGCTTATAGGCATGCCTGCTCGATCAAACCATCTTCCATCCTGTGTTTTGTATACATGTGATCTATAATTGCCTTCTGTGCCTTTTACTAGTATTGAACGTTTTGTAATTTCGCCTTGGTATTGCTTAAAGTTTTTGTTAATAACATAAATTTTGTTCGGAAACCCCATGTAGAGTCTGTCTATTGCAATCTCTCCTTGACCAACTAAGTTGCTTACTACTATTTCTGCACTCATTATTTTTTTCCTTGATATTTTTTCTGTACAAATTGAAAAATCGGAATAAACACCAGTCCAATAATACAACCAAACGCTGTGCCAAATGCAAGATCCCAACTAGCAGTACCTGCACCGCCCATAAAATCGCTTACAGCGTTTCCTATACCGGCACCTATAACAGTTCCTATACCTTGCTGAAAAGGCTTAGGAAGATATTTTTCAACACTAAGTCCTGTCATAGCACCTAGTATCATTACTGCGTTGTCTATTATTCCAAAAATTATAAAATCAATCACTTTTTTCCTTACTCGACAATTTCAATGTCGTTTGCATAACTTGTATAACCGTTTTCTTTTACAACTTTGAGCACATGATTAACGCGGCCTACAAGTTCATCCTTGTGTGAAATCAAGAATACATTTTTGTGTCGTTCTCTACCCATTTTTTTAAGTATGCTCAGCGAGTTTTCAACTCCTGCTGTGTCCATACCACTGTCAATCAACTCATCAATAAACAACAAGTTGATATTTTGATACAAGCTCTCCCAAACATCACGGAATGCAAAGCTCATACCAAGTATAAGTCTATTACGCTCACCTCTACTTAAATTATCAAAGTCAAGATCCTGTCCAAGTTGTGTAATTTCAACTGCAAGATCATTTTGGAACACAACCTGATGCGGTAGTCCTAGTTTTACAATATAATATGTAAGACGATTGTTTAGATATGCAAGATTTTGTTCAATAATCTTTTTGCGAATAAATGAATCTTTGTTTGTCAGCAGTTTATGTAGGAACTCTTGGTGTTCTTTGAAGTCATTTAGATCATTTACAGGAGACCAATCAATTTCTTGAATAGCAGTTTGTTCTAATTCTTTGATCTGTGCATCATATGGATCTTGTTCAGCACGTTTATTCTCTAAACTCTGTTTTAAACTGTCAACATTGTTTCTATGTTCATATGCTTCTTTGGCAGTTTCGTAGAATGTGTCAGGACGTCCATTGATATCACCAATTTCTTCAAGGCCATCAACTACTTCTTTGAGCTTGTCTGACACTTCTTTGTGATATGCTTGTGCATCTGCTAATTCTTTGGCCTTGCGGTCTTCAAGTTCTACTTTTTTGTCGTCATGCAGTGATTGACCGCAGGTATAACAAGTAGCATCTTCAAGATTTGCGATGTCTTTTTCAGCCTTTTCTACACTCTTATTAGCACGTAGTAATGCACTCTCAAGTGTGCTTTTTTCTTTATTAAGAGCCACGATTGCATTGTTTAGCTCAGTCCAACTTTGTAGTTTTTCATGATTATCAAGTTCTTGATCAATGTCTACATGTTCTAATTCGTCGATGTTTTTAAGTAATCTATCTACATCCTGTTGTTGTTTGCTTAACCAAGCTCTTTGTGTGTTGCGTAGACTTTCAATAGTGTCTTGTATCTTTTCATTTGCACTTTGTATACCCTGTATCTTAGCATTTTCCTCAGTGATTGCTTCACGAGTAAGACGCATTTGCTCTTTGAGCGTTTCTGCCTTTTCAGATAGTATGGTAATACCTAAAAGTTGTTCAATGATAGCACGTTGATCATTCTGCTTCATGCTTAAGAATGGTTCAGAGTAGGTGTTTAGTGCAACAACATGCTTGAACATGTCGTGACTCATGTTCAACAGTTCGTTGATTGACTCCTGAGTCTTGCGACTGTCGCCTTGGCTTAGGTCATCTAACTCTTGTTCTTGATCATTCACATAAAACTTGAGTACATTAGGTGAACGTCCACGTTCAATACGATAGTCAATACCATCTTTTTCAAAATGTAGTGTGACCAACATGCCTTTGCCGTTAGTCTTGTTGATTAGATTGTTGCGTTTAATGTTGGTAAGGGCAACACCATACAGAGCATAACTGAGGGCGTTTATGATTGTGGTCTTGCCCGTACCATTTCTTGATCCTGCGTCATCGCCGCCTTGATCAAGGTTTTCACCAAGCACAAGTGTTAGTTGTTCCTTGTTGAAATCTACAGCCTGGGTTTGGTTGCCCACGCTCATAAAGTTTTTTACGGTTAGGTCTTTAATGCGAATCATATTATAGCTCGTTGTAGATGTCTAATAACATCTTTTTGTTGAATTGTTCTGAATCGATTGCTGATATTTCTCCGCTTACAATCTGATCTACACTTTCAAACTGTTGGATATCAACATCGGTGGTAATTTCTTCCATTTGTTTCTGAGGAATTAAACTAATTTCTCTACACTTGTATTGATTGACAAATGTTTCTTTAATAAATGTTGCTTCTTCGAATGAAATAGGAACGTCAATTGTCACACGCAGATACATTTTTGGTTTTATAATATTTTCTGTATCTTCTAACAGTTGTTTTAGTCCAATAGTTCTGTACTTGGGACAATCTGTCCAGCTCAAATATTCTGGTTCTTTGCCGTTTTCTTTGTCAAGGATCATCATTCCACGTTCGTCATCCCATGCATCTGCATAGTTGTGCGGAAACGCATTGCCGATATAGTGTATGGCACCTTGCTTTTGTCTTTTATGGAAGTGTCCTGAGAATACATATTCTTGATTTTTGAAATGTTCTGCTTTTAGTTCACCGTGATCTGGCATCTGCACCATTGCGTTCATATAGAAACTTGGAAGTTCAAAGTGACCAAACATATACTTGGCTTTGATCTTTTCAATTTTCTTCCACTCATCGCCTACCAACCAAGGCACAAGTGCTACATCATCCTCTTCGTAGATGTTGTCTACCAATGTTACACCTGGAATATGTTTACCAAACTCTGTTGAACTTACATCACGTTTGTCTTTGTAGTACAAATCATGGTTACCAACAAACATATAGAACTTGTCAAATGCTTTGCCTAACTTTTCTAAGCACCGAATAGTAGCATCCATAGTGGTTAGGTTCAGTGAATTTCGATTGTGATGCCAATCACCACAGAATATGCCAGTTTCACAGCCATTTGCCTGTGCCTGTTCTATGTACCAATCCACAAAGTCTTCACAATCATCATTGTGAACCTTGCTATTGCCTTTAAGGCCTAAGTGGATATCAGTAAAAACTGCTGCTTTCTTAAACAATATTCAATCCTCAGTTATTTTGTACTATTGTAGTAGAAAATCTGTACAAAGTCAAGAGTTTTTTTTGCTTTCTGCTTCTCTCTTCATAGCAGCTTCCCATTCGCCTTGGCTTTGTCTTGTGTAACTAGGATTCAAATGGTTCATTTCTAAGATATCGTCACGGATATTTTGATTACGTTTTTCTATATTAATTACTCTCACAAATGAATTTGTTACTGCGGCTGTGTAGTATGCAAATGGGTTGTTTGATTTAGATTCATCAAACTGTAGACCAATTTGAGCAAGTTGGAGAATTGCTTGTCCTCGCATCTCATCATTGTAGGTATAGCCACGTACATTTCCTCGTGTTCCGTATCTGTCACACAATTTCATCCACATCATAGCAAGTTTATTTGTTGCCTTACCGTGAGTCATGCTAAAACTTCCATTTTCCATACCACCTTCCCAATGACTTTTACCTACGCAAACAAGCTCGTCGTTGTCATTAAATTTGTAGTGTTGAAATGGAGGAAAATTTAACCTTACTTTAGTATCTGCTATTGTTTTAGGATTTTTCTTACGTCCTGGTTCTTCTGGAATATGTTCATATGTCATAACACGAAAGATGAGTTCTTCTTTTGAGATCTTACGATAATCTATCTCACATTCGGACATTTTTTTACGTTGACCCGACTCTTTTGCTCTTTCAAAATCTTGTTGTGACAGTCTTTTTGCCTTATTACGTTTTGCTTCTGCTATGGTTCTTATGTTTATTTTTTCTACACTAGGTAGAATTATGTCAAACTGATTGTATGTATCATCAACAAAACTGCAAAAACTGGATTTAGACTTGTGAATTTCTGCTAATATGTCTTTGTTGTTCAAATAGTTTATTTTTCTCATTTTTTCTCCAAACTTTGTACTATTATAA